ACCGCCACCAAAAAATTGTGCACTTCCTCTAATAGTTATTGGACTACCATTACCACCTCTACCACCTGGCATTGGTTGTCCGCCATCAGCATGTCCGCCTCCTGCTCCTGCAGAGTTTTCTGATTGGTGAGCTGATCCTGCATTTCCTTCTGGAGGACTAAATCCACCTTCATTACCTGGTTGTGCTCCGTTACCACCTTGAACACCACCTGCACCTGATCCGCCATTTGTACTTTGTCTCGCACCTCCGAATCCTGATGCTCCTCCTCCACCGCCTGTAGATGAAAAACCTAAAGCAGAAGAATTTTGACCTTTTTGACCTGCAGCATTATTATTACTTCCAGATGATGATCCACCACCTCCTATAGAAATAGGATAACCTTGAGCTGTTACAGGTTGTCCAGATCCGTCTGCGTTAGGATAAGAAAATCTCATTCCGCCGGCTCCACCTGCTGCGCCCATTCTGCAACCAGCTCCACCGCCGCCTGCTACAACCAGCCAATCTACAGTTTCTCCTGAAGGTGCTTCACTTACTGTAAAAGTTCCGCTTGATGTAAATGTATGAATTTTATAATCTCCGTCTTCAGTAACAGTTCCACCTGATGCTACAATTCTTTTTTTCTTACCACCACCAAATCCAAATCCTCTGGCTGATGCTGCACCTCTTGTTCCTAATAATGGCATATTAATTCCTTACCCATTGTTGATTATCTTCATCCCAAACATAGTCGAGTGCATCTTCAGGATGTGCTACAGGTGGTTCCCATGTTGCAGTTGTAGTATTTAATGTCCAACTTGCAAAAGGTTTGGGATGAATAAATATGTCATTTGT